GAAATGTATCGTGAAATGGGGTTTTTGACGTTGCTTTATACTCGAAAAGATATAAATGTCCGATTCTCACTTCGTTGCGGAGTTCATTAGTATCTTGGAATTCTGGTGTAGCACTAGCATCGTAGTTTTCGTCACTTTTGAGCAAATCGAGAGTATAGTTCTTCGCAATCAACTTTACCTGACGACGATACCAAGAAAGTGATCTCTTCTCAGAACCCGCTGCTTCTTTTACTTGTTCAAATATAGTGCTAGACATTTAAGTGATCTTCCGTGAGTATCATGAAATTCATTCTTCTATCATCACAATAGTCTTCTGCTGCTTCCCATTTTGCTTGGTTTTTCATAAAAGTTAGAACATCACGTCTCCATGCAGCAGTCTTTCTCTTAGGATTCTTATCAGGACCAGCAACCTGTTTTTTAGGTTTCACCTCAATAATATACTTCTTATATTTACCATCTTTGTTGAGCACTTTGATGTAAAAGTCTGGGTAATACCTATGAACTTTCCCATCAGTAGGGCAACGATAGGGTATAATTATCTCTTCACTTCCCCACTCTACAATAGACCTAGTTCTATCGCAGAATATCATAAACTTCTTCTCCCACATGGATCTATAGATAATTCTAGTTGGATTACCTCGATACTTCTTAGGATTGGAGGGTCTAAACTTTCCAGAATAAGCCATAAATATTACAGGTCACATAATATTTAGATCAAGTGTCGTATAGAGATTTAATGTCAAACATAGCGAGAGGTGGGGGTATGGCGCTCTCCACTGGATTTCGGGTGAAGTTTGACTTCGATAAAGCTGATGGAGTTAAAAGTGTTCTAGATGAGCAAAAATTCTTTAATGGATTTAATTTTCATGAACAATTTGTAGATGAAGTAACACTTCCTGGAGCACAGGCTGCTACTGGACAAATGACTGGAAGGTTTATGGGTGAAGGTGTCACAAACTATGTTCATCAAAAAATGTTTACTGATTTTCAACTTGGTTGGATGTGTGATGCTAATATGAGTCCTTTTAAGTTTATGCAAACTTGGTACCAGTATATTTTTCAAGAGTTTCAACCTGATGGTAGCGAAATTGCAACAGTACAACAACTTGATACAAATTCTGAAGAGAAAGCGATGGCGGCATCAAAGTTTGCGGTTAATAGAACTACAAGATTACAATTTCCAGAAAATTACCATTGTACAGTTAGAATTGCTAAAGCAGAAAAAGGTCCTGTTTCTGAAACTAATAGAGTTTCTACAGTTCATGTGTTACAGGAAGTGTTTCCTTATGCAGTAGAAGCAATTCCTCTTTCATTTGGAACTAGTCAACTTGTAAAATGTACTGCTAGTTTTTACTACTCGAAGCATAGAGTAGCGTATAATGAACAAGGAAGAGACATGCTTTTTTCAGGCTAAATACTTATATAACTTGCATTTATTATGGCATTACCAAAGGTTACCGCACCAACCTATGAATTGGAACTACCATCGAGCGGTAAAAAGATAAAATATCGTCCATTTTTAGTAAAAGAAGAGAAGATTCTTCTTATTGCTATGGACAGTAAAGACGAAAAACAAATTACTCAATCAGTTATTGATACTCTCAGTGCCTGTATTCTTACTCGTGGTATAAAACCTGCGAGTCTCCCTAGTTTTGATTTAGAATATCTTTTTCTAAAAATACGTGCAGCATCTGTTGGTGAAGTTGTAACATTAAATGTTACATGCTTAGATGATAATAAGACTCAAGTCTCACATGAGATCAATATCTCTGATGTTGAAGTATTTAAACCAAAAGGACATGATCCTAAAATTATGATTACCGATAAGGTCGGTGTAATCATGAAGTATCCAAGTATTGAACACTTTGTTAATACTGGACTTGCTGATAAGGGTGATGCTGTGGATGGATTAGACTTTATTATTTCCTGTATTGATCAAATTTTTGAGGGTGAAGAGGTAACTGAGTCAAAAGATTGTAGTCAGAAAGAACTTGCAAATTTTGTTGAGAGCATGACTCAAGAACAATTCGATAAATTTGCAAAATTCTTTGAGACTATGCCTAAACTACAGCATACTTTTAAAGTTAAGAACCCAAAAACTAAAAAAGAGAGCGAGTACACTATTTCGGGGCTACAGAGTTTTTTCGCATAGCACTCTTCCATACTAACTTGGAGGAGTACTTTCAAACTAACTTTGCTTTGATGCACCATCATAAATACTCTTTGACTGAGCTAGATAATATGATGCCTTGGGAAAGAATTGTATACGTTGCACTTCTATCTCAGCATCTTGAGGAACTAAAACAACAAAACAACCGATAATGGCGTCAGGAACCCAAGGATATGAAGCAGCTCAAACAGGTGTTATAGAAAAGATCATTGAGCGTTTCCAAAATAGAAAAAAGGATGATGGAGATGGTAAGAGTGGTCAATCCTCTGCTCCAAATCAACCTGCCTCGGTTTCTATAGCCACTCCTACATCATCAATGTTGATAGAAGGCACAACTGTGAATCAGTTGATGTCTGGATCTTCTGCTCTTGCTACTACAGGTAGTTCAGATATTACAAAATATGGCGAAGATGCGGTTCTACAAGATCAATTAAGAGAACAACAACTAACTAATCAATTATTAACAGCACAAAATCAACTTCTTCTATCCGCAAGTACAGATGGTGCTCTTAGTAAATTTGATAGACAAGAAGATAATTTAGAAAAAATAGAAGATTTATCTGGTACCATAGAATCAGAAAAAGTCAAAAAACCTACTTGGTTAGGAGATTTACTTAAAGCATTAGGTAAAGTAGCTTTCGATATTATTGCTGCTATAGCAGCAGGGTTCCTTGGAAACAAACTTGCAATAGCTGCTGCTTCGTTCCTTGGAAATAGGGGAAGGAGAATTCCTACTAGGAATTTGATTGATATTACTCCTAAACCAAACCAGTTGGCGAGTAGTACTTCAAAAGTTCTCAATCCAGCAAATAATGTTGTTCCAAACAATAGAATCTTACCTGCAAGTGATCTCACAAAAATTGATAATGCTATTCCTAATAACGTCGTTAATAAGGTTAAAGAACCAGTTTTAGAGGGAGTAAGCACTGGTAATAAGGTTATTGATACTACTAAAAATGTAAACAAGGGATTAGGTGCGGTTAATGCATCCGAAGCAGTTGTAGAAGTAGGAGCTGAAGTAATTCCATACAAACCAAATAAAATCGTACAAACATTTGATGGAATGAAAGATTTTCTAAATCCTATGAATGCTTTGAAGAAAGTTAAAAATGCTAATACCGCACTTAGAGGAAGTGGAGCGGCTCATGCAATTCCTCTCTTATCTGCTGTTACTGGAACTGTAAGCATGTTAACTGGTGATTATGCTAATGCTATGCTTGATTATGCTGACGCTGGTGCTGATGCAACTCTTCTTGCTGGTGCAACTGGTACTACAGGAATGCTCGCAGCAGGACTATCAAGTGCAGCAACAGTTTTAAGTGTAGGTACGTTATCAGGATATATTGGTGAGTGGACTCGTGGTGTTGATGATTGGATTCGTGGTGATGGAAATAATATTATGATGAATGGTATTGCAGATATTACTGCTGGTTTGTCTAGTGGACTGGAGATAGTAGGAGCTCCTTTCCGTGCTTTATTTGAAGGTGTGAACTCACTCATCAAGCATGGTGACTTCTCTCAGTCTAATGAAACTATGGCGGTTATTGATGCTAATATACGTGAGTCTGGTAGAAAATTCTTAAATATGTTTGATTTCTTGAATGTTGTTCCTGATGAAGTAGGAGGATGGGGTACCTTAAGTGCGTATGGTGAAGAAAATGTTGCGAACGCTAACAAAACTTTATTAGAAAGTAAAGGTATTACAGAACAAACTGACGGAGAAGTTAAAAATGCTAGTGGTGGATCATATTTCTTGGATAATCCGACTAATTTTGGACCATTCCAAGGTGGTGAAGCAAATGGTGAGATCGTAACCTTCACTCCATTTGGAGGAAAAGATCTTGTTAACAAGATGGGATCTCATATGACCGATGCACTACAAATGCCTTTCCAATTTGCTATTGGTGGTATTGCTACAGCAATTAACCAAGTTATTGGTACTTTAGGTCCTATGGGACAATTCTTGAAGTCTGCAGTTGGTCCTAGTCTAGGAAAACTAGTAAAAGCATCTGGATTAACTAATCTAAGACTAGGCGGTGTAAGCACTGGTATTGGTAATTTACTTACTGGTGCTCCTGCTAATGCTGGAGGAGTTTTTGGTAACCTAATGACTGGTAATACAGGTGGTGCTGAACAAATGGCACAAATGTTCACAGGACAAAGAGAAGACACTGATTATTCTGCAGTTCTACCACAAGGAAGACCAGTACTCACAAGTAAATTTGGTCCTAGAAATTTATCATATGGATCTAATGACCATAAAGGAATTGATATTGGTGTCGATAGAGGATCTCCTGTTACTTCTATGGAAGATGGTACTGTGACTTCTATCATTCCTGATTTTATGCATGGATCTGCTGTTGTTGTAACAAGTGATGCAGGAGATGCAACTCTATATGGTCATGTTGATCCAACAGTAGAGAAAGGACAAGAGGTTAGAAAAGGTGAAACAATTGCTAGAGTGAAGTATTGGCCAGGTACAGGTGATATGGCTGCTGATAACACACATCTACACTTAGAAAGACACCCTGGTGGATATGATGGACTATCATCTGCTGTAGATCCTCTAGAGTTTACTAAGAATAGTTCTAAGACACTGAATCAATCTGAAAATATAACTCCATCAGATAATACAGGTAATAATATAGAAGCACCTAAGACAGTTGGATCTCTGTTTATGCCTAATATTAATAATAAGGAGTTGAGTCAAGAAGCACTTATTCTTGCACAAGGACAGCAACAATTAATGGGTGCTATACAATCTATGAATAAATCTGGATTCTCGGGTAGTGGTGGTTCTGATAAATCTGGAGATTCAAGTGGTGGTAGTAACTTTATGCAACCACAGACAGATCCATATGCATCAATATATGCTCCACTTCATCTCAGTAGATTAGGTACTGCTTAATGAGTGAAAATAATACCAATCCTGCAATTTATCAATTTAAAAGCATTAGAATCTCTATGCTACAGGGACCATATGCAAAGAAAAAACCAGTAGAAATAGCTGATCTTGTGTCTGGTTTTACTTATTATGAAGATATTTCTAAACCATTTATTAGTGCTAACTTGAATATTAATGATAGTGGTAAAAATTTAATTGGTAGTGGATCTGGTCCTATCACTGGTAGTGAGTTGGTTGAGATTGATTTAGAAGGACCAGATGGAAACGATTATAGTTACGCATTTAAAGTTTATAGAGTTGGAGATAGAATTAATTCTGGTAAGATACAAAACTATAATCTAGGTTTGATTTCTGCAGAAGCACTCGATGATCCACAAACTAGAATAAAATCTACACTATCTGGTAAACCAGATAAGATTGTTGAAAGAGTTTTAGGTGATGAAGGTCTTAATACTGCTAAAGATTACATCTTTGATCCTTGTGAAAATTATAAGACTATTATACCTAAAAATTTAACTCCTTTTGCTATATGTGCTAAGTTACAAGATCAATCTATTCCTTATGGAGCAGGTGGAAAAGGTGATGGTGAAGGTGCTGAAACTGTTGACGGAAAGTATTCTGAAGGAACTGCTGGATTCTTTTTCTATGAGAATGCTAAAGGGTATAATTTTAGATCAATTGACTCTTTAATGGATATTAAAGGAAGTTTGGGTCTTACTAATGCAGGTCAAGAAAGCAATATTAAAACTTTTCAAGACTCTGCTGGTGTAGAAACAGACGCAACTTTAATAGATGTTCAGTTTACATCTGAGATTAATTTAATGCAAGGACTCAGAACTGGTGCATATGCGTTACGATGTCAGTATTATAACTTTTCTACAGGAGATTTTAGTGAATCAACTTACTCTGCTGGTAAATGTTGGAATCAACTAGCTCATTTAGGATCACAAGATGGATTAACTCCAGGTCAAGAATCCCTAGCAAAGCGTCCAACTAGGATCGTTTCTGCTATACTAGATGATGAATCATATTATAGTGGTCAAGATGCAGCTGCAAACGATCTAACTTTTAAAGATCGTACCCCAGAGACACTCCCACAAGCGATATCTAGGAATTATCTCCTAAATACTCAAGGGTTACGTGTAGTAGTCCCTGGTAATTTGCAGTTAGTAGTTGGTGATGTTATCAAAGTACAACTGCAAAATATGTCCACTGAGAAAGATAGAGAAGTAGCATCTGTCGATGAAGATCACAGTGGATTTTATCTCATAACTTCTCTTTCACGGTTTTACAATAAAATCGAAAAAAGAGTCACAACTATGTTATCTCTTAAACGAGATTCATATGGAATATTAGAAACTTAATTACCTAAACAACATGGAAAATATAGAACAACACATCCAAAAAGACAAAGAAATCCTTCAAGATCCAACTACTAATCCACAAATGCGTCGTCATATTGAAG